GGAGCATGTGTTCCAGAATGTCCAGAAGATGCTATATTCCCATTAGCATCTGTTCCGGAGAAATATCAAAAAGATATTAATTTAAATCTTGAAAATTCTATGAGATTTCCTATAATAATAGATACAGACATTCCAACAAGTATTAAACCTCATTGCAAAGGAAATCAAATTGAAGAAACTTAATGTATTAATAATAAGTTTATTATTTAGTGTTAGTTCATTTAGTGCGGAGGAGTTAATAGATTCTATAGAACGTTCTGTTAATTATATGGGAGAGGAAATTATTCAGTTTCATGTTAATTTTCCTTTAGAAGATACAATATACCAATTTGATTCTACAAATAGTATGTTGGAATGGGTAAAGGTTCGATCTTTATTCAGTAGTAAATTTCCTGGTGTAACTATACAAATTCCTCTTACTCTTATAGTTGATACATTAACTGGATGGAGAGTAATAGAGATACCAGTAGAAGCTCCAGAAGGTCTTTTGTCAGCAGATTCAACTATAATGGAGATAATAAAAATTAATAATATAAGAATTATTCCTGATGGAGTTCCAAATGATGTTTAATAATTTATGGGTGGAAAAATATCGTCCACCAACTTTCGAAGATATAGTTTTAACTCCACAAGTTCGCGCATTTTGTGATAAACTAAAACGAGATGATGAAATCCCTCATATTTTGTTTTGTTCAGCACCAGGATCAGGTAAAACTACATTAGCAAAAGCTATTGTTAATGAATTAGATTTATCACATCGTTATATAAATGCATCAGATGAAAGAGGTATTGATACAATTAGAGAAAAAGTTGTTGCATATGCTCAAACTAAATCTTTTGATGGAAGAATGAAAGTTATTATTCTAGATGAAACTGATGGTTTAACGGGTGAAGCACAAAGAGCTCTTAGAAATGTAATGGAAGAATATAGTAGTAATGTTAGATTTATTTTAACAGCTAATTATAAAAATCGCATTACAAAACCAATATTATCCCGAGTTCAATATTTTGAAATTGTTCCACCATTAGATGGATGTACTAAAAGAATTGTACACATTCTTAAAAAGGAGAATGTAACAATTGCTAATGGTCAAAAAGAAAAATTAAGAAATTTGATTAATAATTGTTATCCAGATCTTCGTTTAACTATTAATACAATACAGCAAAATACAGTTAATGGATTATTAACTATTAATGAGAATGTTAGTCATACTATCTTTGCAGGTAAAATCATACAAATGATAGAAGATAATGAATCTACAAATGAGATTCGTAAGTTTATAATTGAATCAGAAGTAGATTTTGGAAACAATTATCACAATGTACTAAAAGGCATGTATGAATATGTATTTAGTACAGTAGAAGACGAGAACAAAAAGAGAGATGCAATGTTAACAATTGGTAAGCATATGTTTTCGCATCAACAAGTTATGGATTTTGAAATTAATTGTTTCTGTTGTATTATTGAATTACTGAAGATTTTTAATGATTAGTAACTTTATCATATACAGTTTGAGTAATATATTCACTGAGCATATTGTATAATTTTGTTTCTACAGAATTTCGTAATTGTATAGTTTTTCCTGAATCAGGATCTATGAGATCTATTTGTATTACATTATAATCTATATCATAATCAATTCTACCATATTCTCTATTCTTGTTAATATCTGTTACATTTACTTCAACTTTTAAATTTAAATAAATTCCTGAATTTTTATATAGATCGAAAAATTCAGGTGGTTTAGGTAATGCTTTTAATAACTCTTCAGTTAAATCAGTTATATATTGTTTATTTGTTTTAGTTTTTCCAACACTATATCTATCATCATGGTATGCACTGTTAGTAATAGATATATCAATAAATTCATTAAAGAATGGATCGTATTCAAAATATAGGTCTTCTATTTCAAATTCATGCCGACCAATACCTGGTTGAGATTCGTATGCATCACGACTATTATACATACTTCGGTATGATTCGAGTATGGCATTTATACTCATGATATAGAATGTACTTAAGCTTTATTTTGGCTATCCATAAAAACAGCCATAATATCTCTATTTTCGTTAATTCTTTTAACACCAGGACGAGAAGTAATAGGTTCAACAATGGTATCTACTTTTTCATTTTTATTATGTAGTTTACGTTCTGCATCTTTCCCATCAGTTTGATCTACTTCAGTTGCTTCTTTATTAGAGTTATCATTAGGACGAACTAAAGATTTTGGATATGGAGCATAGCCTTCTTGAGGTTCTACTTCTATTTTCTCTAACATATCTAGAGGAAGAGTAACAGGATCTTTCCACATGCCAGGAGCATATTCATGGATAATATCTGCATATAATGGAGCAGCTGGTATATTAGCAGCATCAACAGGGCCATTAAAAGCCTCTGATTGACCAGACTTAATATAACTAATTCTCCAATAAGTATCTTGTTTATCTGAAGCTTCTAAAAGTTCTCTTACTTGGCTAGAAATATGTTTTGCTCCATCACCTTGTAAGGCGCCAGACTTTAGTTTAACATAATCACCTCTTAAGAAACCACCTTGTTGGTATCGGTATAGTGTTTGTTCTAATAATAAGTTGTATTTTCCACGAAATTCTTTCATATGTATCTCCTTCGAATTTAAGATCTTGTTATAAATACTTATGTTACAAAAGGAGAAAAAATGGCTTCTATTACGTTTAATAGTCTAAAGGATGAAACAAAAAGTGCGGATAATTATACATATGTGGATTTTCATTTAGATTTTCAAGAGAACTTAGTAGGACCACAAAGTACAGTAGTACAAACTAATGCAAATGGTAGAGATTTTAAAGTAGCATTTGATTTAAATGCTATTAAAAACTCACTTAGAAATTTATTTAATACATTACCAGGAGAACGAATACTTCTTCCGGAATATGGAGCGGATCTTCGTAAATTTATTTTTGAACCTATTACTGAAGCAACAGCATCGTCAATAGGTCGAAGTATTTCTCGAGCAATTGAACAATGGGAACCAAGAGTAACTTTAGATAGATTAGATATTGTTGGTGTTGCAGATAAACATGAGTATAATATAACATTAATATTAATAGTTCCATTTTTAAAAGGGTTACTACAATTAGATACAGTTTTCACAAGAAGCAATTTTAGTTTTATATAAGAGGTAAGTTATGGCAACAAATACAGAATTTTTAATTCCAAAAGATGGATATTTAGCTTTCGATGCATTATCATTTAAGCAATTTATTCGTGATAGATTAAATGAAACTGGTCTGTTTACAGATCAAAATTATGAAGGCTCATATATTTCAACTATAAATGAGATTATTAGTTATACATTTAATGCATTATTGTTTAACTTAAATAAAACATCAACAGAAGCATTGTTTTCAGAAGCACAAATTTATGAAAACATGAATAGAATAGTTAAATTACTTGATTATAAGCCAATTGGTAAACAAACTTCAACTCTTACATTTAATTTAACTGCAGATAGTACGTATGGAAATGGGTTATATACGATCCCACGTTATTCATATATTGAAAACGGCTTAGGGTCATATGCTTTTAATGAAGATATTGTATTTGCAATTACCACTCCAGTTGGTGTTGTACAATCATTAGATTCTGTTGCATCCGAAAAATTGTTATTTCAGGGACGATATAAAGAGTTTCCTACGTATACTGCAACAGGAAATGAAAATGAAGTTGTATTCTTTTCTCCAGGAGATAATGTAATTATTGATCATTTCTCTATAGATGTATATGTTAAAGAAAATGATACATGGATCGAATGGAATGAAGTACCTTCTCTTTATTTAGAGAATGCTTTCTCAAGAAGTTATGAAGTGAGATTTAATGAGAATAAGAGATATGAAATTAAATTTGGAAATGGTATAAATGGTAAAAAATTAAATGTTGGTAATGAAGTAGGTATTTATTATTTAGAATCTAATGGATCTTTAGGTGAAGTTGGTGTAAATGCTATTCAAGGTAGAAATTTAGTTCCTTTCTCTACAACAAGATATGATGAAATCAGATCAGATTTAAATACAACAGATAGTGATGATTTAGTGTTTATTTCAACTACTCAAGCTCGTTCATTAAACTTCAATAATAATACAATTTCAACTTATTTTTCAGAAGAAGAAGACCCAGATTCTATTAGAAATAATGCACCAGGAGTATTTAGATCACAATATCGATTAGTTACAGAAAATGATTATGAGAATTATATTCGTACAAACTTTGCTAATCTTATTCATGATATAGCTATAGCAAATAATTGGAAGTATTTAAACGAACAATTGAAATATTATTATAGAGATATTGGATTAAAAAATCCAAATGATATTTCTAATATTTTATTTAATCAACTTCATTTTGCTGATGGATGTAATTTTAATAATATCTATGTTACAGCTGTACCAAAAACTATTTCTAATACAAGTAATCCAACAACTAATTTAACACCAGCTCAAAAAGAATTAATGATTTCAACATTACAAACAGTTAAGACTCTTACATCAGAAGTTGTAATAATAGATCCAGTATATATTGCAGCAGATATAGCTATTGCATTAGATGGTTCTGCATCAGGTACTCTTGATGATGTTGCAAATACAGAGTTATTTATTGAA